CGTTGCTCCAATTCGGCGAGCGATGGCTGTGTCCGTCATCATTACATTCCCTGATGCGTCCGCACAAAGGAGCAGGTCTGTAAAAAAGTGACGCAGCTTCCGATTATCTGCGATGGAGGAGTCTAGGATTTGGGAGAATAGTTTGACAAACATACCGTTCTTGTATCGTGATGTAACGTTACAGTCAATTACATTGTTCATATTTCTTGTTCGATGTCTTTTCGTATGCAGGTTTCGCAAATCCATTCGTGCTTTTCGTCTCTACCGTTGATTTCTTCTTCTGGTTTGAGGGTCTTGCAAAGGTGACAGATTGCGTAAATCGGCCTCTTGCCTTCGTGCTGCCTATTGTGACAATCGAGGCATAGGGTCTGGAGTAAACACGACGGGTAATCCCACGGCAACCATCCCGGAACATACCCGGTGTGATGGACGCACAGGGTTACTTCTGGATAGCGCCTTCCACATGAAAGGCACTTGTTGCCGTCAATAGATAGCTGTTCTCGACGCTTCGCCAGCCAGCGGTTATCTAACAGTAAGTTCGCATACCATTTGTTCATAACTCTAAAAAGGCCCTGCCCACACAGCCAAGGGTGGAAAACCGACGAGCGCGGCGTCCTTGACAGGTGGGCAGGATTTAATCTTTAGGGTTTTCATTGCTCGTTGAGCCGTTTCCACGCGGCTTTCCTCGTCTATACCACAGCGCAAAACGCTGTCAAATCACTCAGGCTCGCCAATCTGGCATTCAGCCGTGTAGAGGTGCTCAAGGGACTCGAAGCGGGGCAGTTCTTCGCATGACTTGGCAAACGCGGCATCCACGCTCAAAACGCGGTTGTTCGGCACTGCGGCAAACCATCCATGCTCAACCTGAAGGACGTGGAGCTGTTTATGCTGTTCAAAATCGTTTGCTAGGGCATTCCCCTCGAAATCAATCGTGAACAAGTAGCGAGAAGCCAGCCTTGCCGGGTATCCTTCAATGCCACGCACGTTCAACAGTTGAGCATTGCCGCGTTTCCACAGGCCAAACTCATGCACGGTAAAGGTCGATGAGAAAGTGTCCCACGGCTGAATCAGTTCCACGTCTGGTAGCTCGCATGGTTTCCAGCACAAGGCTTGGATCGGCAGGCAAAACATGGCACCCGCGCACTCAGGATCGTCGAACCGGACTTGGAATTGCAGGCTCGCTGCTTCCTGACAGCGGATGCCGAGGATGTGGGCTTTCAGGTATCTGCCCTTCCCGCTGGTGTGATTCTGCGTGAACTCCTTGCGGACGAGGCAACGGACGATGGATGGAGCGTCGGAGAGAATGTAGGACATGATATTGAGCCTCGTTGGTCATGACTACCCAGCAATCAAACTAAGCACATAAAGCATGCACGCGATAAGGCCGACCAGAAAAATCAGGCTGACAAACACGGCGTAGCAGCCAACGCCGACAGCGACGTATTTGTTGGTGGATTCAAGTAAAGGTTTCGGGGGCGTTTGGGGTGGTTCGTTCATGGGAGGTAGGGTTTGAGTTTGGTGAGCAGCTTGCTTCCTTCTTTAATCGCCATAATCTTCGCATTGGCTGGCTGCATTCCGCCCGAACAAGCCATAGAGAGCTGGTCGATTACCAACGCAGACTCCTGAATCAACCATCGCATCGCCGCATTCTCGCGTTCGAGTTGGCGGGCGAAGTCTGCATCTCGCATCGTGTCTTGTGGCTCAAGTCCATGATGATATAGCTCAATCCTTCTTTTGAAGAAGGCATCTGTCCTCGGTGTAGGTATTTCAGTTTCGTTCATATTGTTTATCTCCTTCGTTCGAGAAAACCTCCACCATATCATCCAGTTCGTCAACGGCGGCATCCCAAATAGCGATGCGGTGGATAGGGTGGTAGCTTGAGATTTGATGGGCCAGCAGGTCGATGAGGATTTTCGTCACTTCCTCCTTGTCCACGCGGGTTGCAGACAACGTAGAGGTGAGACGATGCGCTAGGCGATGGGCTGGCGAGGCTTTGGTGTTGGGCATGTGATTAAGACGGGATTTCAATAAATGCCAAACCATCACAAACTTCGCATGTATGCCTTGTGGCTTCTTTATGATCTGGAAAGCAAGGATTTCCATCCGCATCATAGCACTGAATTTCTTTGCCATCGCCGTCGCAGTGGGGGCATTTGCGAAATGCGATAACGCCTTTGATGACATCTCGAAGCCAATCTGTTTCACAAACAATAGAGTTCACTTGATAGTCCTCCGGCAGTATTCAGCGATCAGCAAAGCATCTGATATGGCGTGCGTGCATTTGATGTGCGGGAAAAGCTGCTGAGCGCGGCTTTTGCTCACGTTTTTATCGCCACCAGTCAGGCATCCAAGCTCCTTCTGCCACTTCTGAGGGGTGACGTAGGTGAATGGGATTCGGGCGGCAGTGAGGGCCATTTCGAGATGACCGAAGCCTTGTCCGAACTTGAAAGAGGAAGCCACGCCTTGACCGGGCATGGAGTGGACCTTTTCGAGGCAAGCGTGAAGCATTCTGTGGTCGGGGTCTTCGCTAACTTGTTCAACAAGCAAGTCCCACAAATCCGCCAAAGTTTCAGGCATTTTTACAGCCCAAGCCTTTGCCGAATTATTGTCGGGAATGAATGCGATGCCTCCCGATGCGCCGGGGTCTATTCCGATGGTTAGTTTCATGCCTTCTCTTGTGCGATGATTTGAACAAAGGGCTTACCGATGCCGGTCGAGCGATACTTGAGGTCGATCACAGCGCCACAGGCATGCGAGCCGAGGAACTGGATTTTGACCTCTACGGGAACGTCGCCTTGCGTGGCTTTGATGGCTTCGAGTTGGGTGATTAGTTCGGAGATGGGCATATTCAGGCGAGTTTACCGTGCATGTGCGGACGGCTGGCGTTGTATTGCATTTTCATGTGAATGGCGCGTCCAAGGTCGATGTCGAATGCGCGAGCGGAGTCGAAGGCGCGGATAACGATGTCAGCGAACTCTTCCTCTGCGCAGGTGAGCGGGATGTCTTTGTCACATGGCATGTTGAGCATGCCTTTGCGTGCAGCCTCCCAAAGCTCGGAGATTTCGCCGTGGAGGTTGGCTGTCCATGCAGCCATAAGTTCCACGTCAGACTTGTCCATATCGCCGTCGTGAAAGCCTTTGATAGCAGCGTTCTCGTAGGCGTCGGATGCGATTGTATTGATGGTGTCGATTTGATCGGATGTCATATAAGCAACTGTAAGCTGAGTTGTGCGCGTTGTCGAGTCGCGCCCCTCGGTTGTTGATGGTCTAAAACGGGATGGGAGAGCTGCCATCGTCCTCGTCTTCTTGTTCCGCCTGCTTGATGAAGGATGGCTTGGCGGCGTCTTTCTCTGCCTTCTTGGCAGCCTTAGAGCCGTAGTCCTTCACGACGTTCTTGGCGGCATAGTCGCCAGATGCAGGCTCAATGTCGATCTTGACCTTGCCAGCGCATCCAACGAGGTCTGCGGCCTCAATAGCGCCAGCCTCGTAAGCGTTAATCATGCCGACAGTCTCGAAGAAATGGCGCAGCTTGAATGCCATCGCCTCCATCAGGTAGTCGGTGACAAACTGGAAGCCCTCGCCGTGGAAGACCTTCAGGTTGACTTTAATCATTTCCTTGCCGCTCTTTTTGGAAACGGCATCTTCGGCTTTAACGACCTCGAAGTCGTATTCCCCCTTGGGAAGGAGGTTTTCAAATTCGAGTTCTTCTGGTGTTTTGGGTGTGAAGCGCATGGCTTGTGTTTGGTTTACTTGGTGGGGGTGATTTTGGCGAGGAGGGCGGCGATAGCTTTGGATGCCTGCTCAGTGGTGAGTTCGCTCCAGTCAGAAGCGGAGGCTTTTGTAAGCCACTTCTGCTTCTCTTCTTCGCTCATCTTGAGCAGGTCGGAAAGACGAACGATTTCAGCCACTTGTTCGGGCGTAGCAAGGGTGATTGTTGTAACAGATTTTTCGATGACATCTTTGCCATACATGGATGCGAACGTCTCATAATCGAGTTGAAATCTTTCGTTCTCTGGAAATCCAAGCAAGCGTGATTTACGGATGACTCCATAGCGTGAGCTTCCTTGTTTAACCACTCGAAAGGTGAGGTCCAACTCGTATGCCAACTTATCAAAGCAATCGAAGGTGAAGCCAATAGCAACTCGATTCCCTTTAGCGTCTTGACCCCACTCTTCTTTTTCATGGGTGATGATGATAACGTTCATATCCAGACGATGAATCCAGTTGATGAATCTGCGCATGAAGGCAATTCCCGGCTTCTTGGAAGCGCCGAACTGGTCTTTATCGCCGAGTCGTTCAGACTCAGCCGCAATGATGGTATTAAAAATTTTGGTGGCCGAGTCGATTACTAGGGTTTCATATCCATGCTTCTCAGTCGCTAGGGCTTGGAGCTGGCTGATGATAGTTTCAGGGTCAAGGGAGCCATCTTCGGGACCAAGGATTACGCCGCCGCCCTTGGCTAGTCGATCCATGTAATGCGTTCGAGAAACGCCTTGTTCACTGTCGATGTAGAAGACCTTTTTAAATGACAATGAGAACCACGATTTTCCCACGCCGGGTGGGCCGTAGATGAGAACCTTGGGCTTGGTTGGCTCGACTTGTGACGGTGCTTTTGCTTTTAGTTTAGACATATATCTTTCGCGCTTTGTTGTTCTTTATCTTACTAATCCCGGATCGGGTGATCGGGAAAAACTGAGCAATGTGAGAGCATGTTTTTCCACTCTCTAACATCTTCCTGATTTCTGAAACTTGTTCGTCGGTCAACTTGCTCCTACCGCATCTACTGCCTCTTGCGTAGCAGTTTGGCTTCGTCATGCTGGCGTGCCTTCCTTTTCTAAGGCAGTCTTGCATGTTATCTTTTTGCGAACCAACAAATAAATGCTCAGGATTTACGCACCTGCGATTGTCGCATTTATGGCAAACGTGCTGTTCCTTCGTTAAGGCCACTTGAAAAAAGTCTTGGTAAACAGCCCTATGTGCTGGCATCACTCGACCGTTAAAAAATGCCTGACCATAGCCGTTTTGGGCTATGTATTTTGTCCACTCCATGCAGCCATCACTCGTAAGAGTTGAATTAAGATGCAGATTTTTCATGGCGACGTTTTTTGTTCAACTCGATCATTCGAGCGCGTCGTTTTTGACGCTCTTTTAAAGAGAAGTTTTTAGACTTCCCCTTAGCCAGCTTTCCAAGCTCTGAGGCTGCTTTGTTTTTCATTATGAGTAACCAGTCTCACAATAAGCGGATATTGTCAATAAGAAAAAGAACAACCCGCCTGAGTGAACAGACGGGTTGCTTTTGAGTGCGGCAGGATTGGATACCTGCACGATATTTTGCAATCTGGCGACTAGGCTTCACTTTCGTTAGGCTTTCGTCATCCTGCGTCTAATTCCGCCACGCGCTCAAATTAATTGCCTGCCGCCGCATCGTCCGTTCCTTCTTATGGATACACGGTAGCCAACAAGGGCAATTATGCTCGATGCGCTTCGCTTCTCGCCATCGGGGATTCCCAATGCTAACGGATTGGCTAGAACAGCACAGTTACGGCAGGCAAATTGGCGACCCGGGCCTCTCATTCGGCTTTCACCGGAGAAGCTCCCTACACTCATTGAACAGGCAAGAACTAGTTACTTCCTGATTTTAGTGTCGCGGTTTGGTCTCTTGCGGACCTTTGCGCCGAGTCATTTGGAAAACAGAATCCAGCGGGAGGTTTGCTACGTCTCGCTACTTCGCTTGCAAGGCTTCGGGTCGCAATTCCCCGTTTTCGCTTACCGCTGGATTCTGCTTTCAGTTGTCAAAGATCAAGGTGCCCTCTCCGACATTCCAGACTGGAGGGAACAGTCTTCACTAGGTAACGCTAATACCTCGGCGTGTGTCGGTCACGGAGTAACCTTACGTTTATTCTGGCATGTTATCAAGTGTCCAGTTTGGTTTTTTGATGTCGTGCATGAAATTGTTCAACTTCCGGCCCATCTCATACCCGCGATCAAACTCCTGCGCTTTCTCGTTAAGCAGGCGCACGTTCCAGTTGCGGTTAAAGCCGATGAAGGCCGGGACGACGAATGCCAGAATGAACGTGGCACCTGCAAAGAAGGGAATTAGGAGAGCTTCTAAATCGGTCATAGCTTCGCTTGTTGTTCGAGTTGACTCAGGCATTCTGGATGCACCGCCGCCCATGAGGTGATGATAGCCTGCATGGCACCGTTTTCTACGGCTAGGCGGTCGCGTAAGGGGAAGAGTGATACATGGTGTGCGAGGATGGTGTCGAGGTATTGGCTGGCTAGGAGGTGCGGCATTAGGAAGGGGGGTCGAATATAGATTACTCAGGCCAGTTTCCAGACTCGGCTTTTGACCAGAATGCCTTGGCAATCTCCTCGTTGCCTTGGGCGAGTCGAAGATATTCAGCTTTCTTTCGAGCGCGAACTTCGGTGTCATAGATGCGCTGGCGAATGATTCCAAGGTCGTCTCGGCACTCTTCGCAGAGCTTGGTGAAATCCTCGCAAGGCGTGTCATCTTCGTATTCCTTGAGCTTTGTGGCAAAGTTGGTCAGCGGGAAAGCGGACACATATCGCTCCATGACCGAGAACTCGCCGTTGATGATTTTTGCTCGCCTTACCGGATAGCCTTCCTCCTCAACAAAAAGGGCGTTTTTCAGAGCGTTGCGAGCCTCGTCGGGAGTAACGAAGCAGATGCCGCTGCGCTCAACTCCGCCGTATTGTTTTGGCGTGCAAATCTCGTAGAATGTTTTGCAGTCAGCGGGCAGGTTGAAACCGGAGCAGCCGATGTTTTCAACGATGTTGTCGAGCGAGAGCGGCGTTTTGATGCCACGGTGGATGGCTTCAATTTTAACCGCGTCTGTCATCTGCTCGCTGGAAAGGGCGAGTTTTTCGGATTCTGTGAGGTCGAAGTAGCGTTTCATATTATTGGTTTGTTTGTCTAGTTTCAGTTAGTGCGAGGCGTTTTACTTTACGTTTACGAGGCTTGAAGGTGCCCGGTAGCTTTAACCGGCGCAGCAGGGAGGAATCGAGGAGGACAACGCGGCCCTTGAACTCGACTCCGTGCTCGATGCAGTATCGAGTAGCGGCGTCGATTTGGATGGCGGGGCGAAGGATCATGATTGCCAGAGATTTAGCGTGCGGAGGAAGGCTTCGCAGCGTTGGGCAGCGGTCGATGTAATAGCCATTTGATAACCATCTGCTAGTTCTGTTGAATCTTCATTTAAGCCACGATCCCGCACCGCAATATGAGCAATCCAATATGAGTATTCGCTATTGAATTGCATTTCTTTGATTTTCTCCGCATCGTGCATGGCATCGAGACTGTTGAGGTAGTCGGGAATTTGCTGCGGATAAGCCCGTTCTCCATCTGGACTAATCCAAGGAAACGAGTCCTCGATTGGTATTCCGGCTATGCGCAGATCGCGAGTATCGTGTTTCCATCCGCATGCTTTAGCGATGGCGATTTTTTGCAGTTCTGGTTTCATACGATTTTCCTCACGGTGTTTTCTGGCAGCACTCCCCAAGTCTCGCCAAACGAAAGTCGGACGTAGGGTTTGTTGACGGCGATCACTTGGCCTTCGCCTCGCAGGGGATGACGGATGCGGTCGCCTGCTACGAGGTTTTGCGGCTCATAGGGTTGGGGTTTGAGTAGGTGTTTCATATCAATCGTCAGGGTATTTAAGGTCGTCTTGGAGAATGTCGGCCAAACGTTCTGCCTCGTTTTGATCTTCGCAGGCTTCGCAAAGTTCGCCGTATTCTTGAACGGGTTCTCCGCATTGCTCGCAAGATGGAGGCTGTTTCAAGGCGTCAATTTCCTTGTCGGAAGGTTCGCCGTATCGGGTGAAGCGCATGAGTAACCTTACGTTAATTCAGCGAGGAGTTCAAGTTTTTTTGCGGCTCCTAATTTTGCGTCTCCTAAACCGGCAGGCCGTGAACGTCGCATTCGACGACGGATAGCAACGTCGCGCCTCGGTGCCAGTCGTTCCATCCTTGACGGATAGCGGCGGAAGACTGGCCGGGGAGAGTTATCGAGTAGGAGCGCGGGCCGATGGTGTAAGTGACGAGGAAACGGGCGACGGAGCGAGGGCGGCTAAACATGGGGAGAAAGAAGCCGCCCCCCGGCGAAAGGGAGCGGCGAGGGGTGGAGGGGTTATTCGGTGTAGCCTGCGGCTAGGAGGGCGGTTTTGGCCTTTTCTATTACCTCCAAGTTCACGATTGCGGCGGGGTGGCTCCCTTTTCGGTAGTGAGTATTTGAGGGCGACAAAATAGCCTCCAAAGCCGCCGCCAGTTGTGGAGCGGCGGCGATTAGGCGGGCGTTTGCTTCCGTATTTTTGCCGGGGTTGCTGCGGGACGGTATGAAGCAGACGCGGCTGCCATCCGGCGCGATAGGGTCATAAAATCCTGCGGTGGGCAATTCTGGCGTCCAAGGCCCCGGTGTGATGTTTGGAGCTTTCATGGGTTGATCGCTCCTTTCCGGTTCCGTTGTGCGTGGCAAATCGTGCTTTGATCCAAGGCGATGCCACGATAAAATACCGTAAACCATCCCGCATGGATGCGGCGAACGCCAGCGGCTCGCAAGAGCGCGTTGTTATCCATTTTTCCAGCCTCAATTTGTATGGTTTTCATAACTCAACCCTCCCCCCTTCCATCCTTGCGGCTGGCGCGGATTTCATCGGCAAGCGCGGCCCGCTCCTCATTGCGGCGAATTTGCTGCCGATGCGCGGCGAGTTCTTGCGCGGAGGCGAAGCGAGAGGGGAGAATTTCCACCTTCAGGCGAGCGGCGAGGGTGTAAAAGTCCGTCGTGCTCATAGAGCCGAGAGGAACGCGGAGTTCTCCGGCTTCGTCTTTGCGGACTTCGCAAGCCTGCGCTTGACCGTTGGGGAGCTTGTCCAGAGACAAGCCTATGACGTTATTCGCGGCGACGTAGCCGGAAGGGTTATTGAACATTTCAGCGTGTATCATATACGTTTAGCGGTGTGTTTTGTGTTTAGGTGGGGCTCTGTCTCATCAGTGGCAGGGGAGCAGCCTACCAGACCGGCGCGGGGCCGGTTTCGACTATGCGCGATTGTGGGCGCAATGGTTGAGGGCTACAAAACGCGCCCCGGCCTCATTGCAGGCTTTCACTTTAACCATTTTCCCGGATGCGTTCGGAACGGTGAAGGCGGGCCAATCTCCGAGAGTCGGACCAACTCGCTCGAAATCATGCCTACAAGGCGACAAGTCGCAATTGCACGTTTTGGGCGGTGGATGGCTCCCGGTAGGTCTGCCGGTGAAATAGGTGGAGTTCATATCAGAGCCAGCGGTGTTTGAGTGCGTAGCCGTCGCCTTGATCGCGGAAAAGGGTGGAGGAAAGGCAATAGACAAGGTGAAAGCCCATATCCATTCCGCAGCCTCCGACAATCACGGAGCCGTCATCATGCCAGCGCCATTCGAGAACGTCCGAAACGATGCCGGAAATGTTCATAATTTCGCCGTCAGGGTGGATGATTAGCGGC